GTCCGAGAGATTCGAAGAAATGTTTGGTATATCACTAGGGGAGTATGCTAAATTGAAACAGAAAGATGGAAAACAAGGAAAAGCTAGAGAAGTTAGAAGAGAAGGAGAAGGAACCGAAGATTAAACGCTCAGAAGAAGAGGAATTCTTTTGGGGTAACTACGAAGAGGGATGGCCATATCCAGATGATGAAGAAAAACCAGAGAACATCGCTATGTATGAATGAACTTTATGCTGGCGCAATGTACGATATACGCAAGTTTGGATCTATAGTTGATAACACTGTAGAAATATGTAATGTTAGTTACATGCTTGAAGATCCAAGAATGCTTAGTATCGATGACATAAATCGCAGATGGAAATCAGAATATGCTGTAGCAGAGTTTCTGTTTTATTTAGGGCAGTCTCCCAAGATTGGTAATATGGGGAAACTGGCTAGCATCTGGGATGAAATTAAAGATGATAACGATGAAGTAGAAAGCAATTATGGTTGCTACATTTTCAACGATCCTTGGTATCAAACCGCGGACGAACTGATAATGAACCCAGAAAGCCGTAGAGCTGTAATACCTATATTTAACGTTAATCATTATGAAAACAATCCAAAAGATTATCCATGTACTGGATTCATACAGTTCTTAATCAGAGACGATAGGCTTCATTTAACGTGGAATATGAGGTCTTGTGATGTCATATTCGGTTTATGTAATGACATATTCTGTGCCTCTATGTTCCAGCAGATGATGCTGAATTATCTGAAAGAAAGATTAGAAGGCTTGGAATACAGATATCCAGAGCTTGGAACGTTGACATTTAACTTAGGTTCTTTGCATATATACAAAAGACACTGGGCATTAATGTTTCGTTACTTTGACATGTCTGATTATGACGGGGAGCGTTGGGAATTAAATACCAATGCTATTTACGATGATGCTTTCGTGGAAAAATATGGTTACAAACCAACAGATACCGTATCAGATATGGAACGCAAAAAAGATCTTTTCATTCGAGATAACATAAAGGGAGCAATCTTATGACAGACCTAGAGAAACCAATCTTAGACGAAGCAAGGGAAATAGTTGTGGAACGATCCACAAACCACGAGAACTACGGAGAGTTTTCAGAGAGCATGGCTCGAGCCAGACTGATATTTATCGGAATGACTGGTAGAGAGCTACCCTTAGAAGATATGTACAAAATGTTAGTAGCGTTAAAGATGTCTCGCGAAAGCTTTCAACATAAACGAGATAATCTGGTAGATGCCTGCGGTTACTTACAAGGCCTCGAAGATTATTGGAACGGAATCAGGAGAGAAAAGACAGATGATATACCAGGTAAAAGTCAGTACATCAAGTAAACCTGTTCTTCACTTTTTGTTAGCAGTTCTTTCTTTTGCAGAGAAAACATTGTCAGACAATATGGAGTTGCAAGACGAAGAACACGGATATTCTATAGCAGTAGAGGAAATTGATGATGACCAACTTAAGATTTTCACGGGTGAGGAAGGTGATTCCCCCGATGAGAGCCCACTCACTTGATGCGGGTATAGACTTTTTTGTACCTTCAGAATTTACTATTACAAAGGTATCGCCTAACAATTCTATCAAGATACCTAGCGGAATCAAGGTAAACATACCACAAGGTTGGGCTTTAATAGCCTTCAATAAATCAGGTGTATGTACAACGCTTGGCGTTATAGCAGGAGCCTGCGTAATAGACTCAGGATACCAGGGCGAGATACATATTCACCTGATAAACGTGTCAAAGAAAGATGTATTCATTACTCCAGATATGAAAATAATGCAGTTCTTGCTTATGCCAGTGTCTGGTGTTCAAACAGAAGAATGTGATTTAGAGGAGCTTTATGAACAAGAATCAGAGCGATCAACCGGAGGATTTGGAAGCACAGGTTGGGAACGAGCTGCCTGAGTGGTGTTACATACAAGAAGAGAGAATGATAAACGACTTCAGCGAGATACCAGGTAGCGTATTCTTTAAGATGGGCGTTCATTTCGATTTGTTTTACGAGCATTACAAAGATTGCATGATGATGCTTGAATTAAAAAAAGGTAAATGCCCAAACTGGGTAATAAAATATATTGCTGCATTTGAATTAACTAAAAACGACCAGGACACACCTAGATGGATAAAGGAAATGATCTTTCCCAGTTACCTATCGACCATCGATACGGTATCTTCCCCGCAACGATCATCGGAGACGGACGATTAAAGGTTGGACAACTCCGATGCCTTATGTCTGTATTAGCTTGGCGCAACCATAGAACGACTAATACTAGACCAATACACTTGGAAGCTTTACAGGCAATGATGCCTATGTATACCAAGGGTAGTATCCAGAACTACATGCAGGATCTAAAGTCTTTCGGCTATATAGATATAACACCTAGAGCTGGTACAACATCTTTGTATACCATTTGCGAATCGGCTGACGCTCATGCGCAGTACGTGAAGAGCAGCGTAGCTAGTCAGCAGGTAGAGAGCAACGCGTCTGACCAGCTAGTCAGCAGCGTAGCTGACACAAAGAATATAAATAATAAAAAGAATAGTGACAAGTCTGCATTCATGCGTGTGTGGTCTGTATATCCTGAGCATAGACGTAACACCATCGCTCGCGATACTAAGACGTGGCGTGAGTTTGGAGACGAAGCTATTGTTGACCTTATCGTTGAAGATATAGAGCAACGCAAAGAATCAGAGCAATGGACTAATGACGATGGTAAGTGGGTACCAGGTTTAAGAAAATATCTTGAAACTAGAGTTTGGGAATCTCAACCATTGAAAAAGAAAGAAACGTTTTGGAGTAATTTTAATGGTTGATTACAGAAGAGCTAGAGAGATAGCTACAAAGCTCGAGTTAGACGATGAGCAAGTAAATAAATATGCTGATGGCGTAGAGAAATCTTACGTTCAGTCACCTGTTGTGTTCGTTGAAGAAGCATTAGAGCATTTAAGCAACAAAGATTCTAAGCCAGGAGGGCGTTTACCTTGGGATATAGATTTCAGGATCTTGCCAAATACCCTGACTATCTGGGCTGGCATGAACGGGCACGGAAAAAGTCTTGTAGTTCAACAAGTTATGTTATATCTCATGACTGGCGAATATTCTACACGAGATGAAAAGGTCCTGTTTTGGTCACCTGAGCTTGCACCAGTCTACCAGCTAGAGAGATTAGCAAGACAGATCACTGGTGATATATATCCTGATCCAATAGATGCTGAAGAAGCTTGGTTATGGTTGCATAACAAGATGTGGATATACACTCGCGAAGTAGATTGTGGAGCTAAGCAGCTAATTGCAGCGGCTAGATACGCACAAGAGGAATTAGGTGTAACACAGTTTGTCATAGACTCGTTAATGAAGGTTAATCTAGGGTCTGAACAGCGTAATATCTACCTTGCTCAGAAAAACTTTGCTAACGTGTTGGCTAACGTATGTAGAGATACTGGGTTATGTATTCATCTTGTTGCTCACGTTAGAAAACCAGATGATGAGACCAAGCGTGGTAGTAAGTATGATATTAAGGGAGCCTCAGAATTAACTGACTTAGTTGATGCTGGGTTTATGGTACACAGAAACAAGATAGAAGAAAAGTCAAGGGAGTCAGGGAATCCTCCATCAGCTCCTCAAGCGGCTTTAGAATGTTTCAAGAATAGACACGGAGGTTTTGAACCTATGTGCGGTTTAGATTATGGAGAGCAAAGTATGCGCTTCCATGATTACGGCACGTCAGAGCAAGAGTTCTTTGAAAAATACGTTGGAAACAAACATACGCCATTTGATGGAGCATTGAATGAGAACCAGTAACTGGAAAAACGTAGAAAGACAAGCAGCAAAACTGTTTGGTGGAGTTAGGACGGGTTGTAATGGGGAGAGTCGTAGGGATGTAGAACACCCTCAGTTGTCTATTGAAGTAAAACACAGAAAGACCCTACCTGATTGGCTTCATTCAGCGATGGGTCAAGCTATTCGGGAAGCGGAAGATAGGAGTCCGATTGTATATCTTCACGAGCGTCACATGAAGTTTGAAGATGGTTATGTCGTATTAAGAGCTAAGGATTTCAAGAGCTTATGTCCAATAGTTCCAGACTAAATTAGACTTACTTCGGGACTGTTGGGTGTGATATAATTATTTTTTTATTTCTTTGGAGAGCTTCGTGGGAACGTATACAAATAAAAAATTCTATCCCGAATGGTTGTGCAATATGCTTCAGTACAACCCATATACTACTGGACCCAAAAAATCTGACATCAGCGTTACTCAGCTAATAGACTCACCACAAATTCTATCTCTTAGAAAAGAGAATAGAAACGAAATATCTGAAGATGTTTCAGACCGCGTGTGGGCTGTTTGGGGTAGCGCGGTTCATTCCGTTTGTGAACTAGCAAACATGTCTAATTCTAAGACGCTAGTTGAAAAAAGATTTCACCAAGAATACGATAAATACATGGTCAGTGGCCAAGTAGACGTATACGACATTGGTGAAAACGCTATATACGATATAAAGACCGTTTCCGCTTATGCCTTGATGCATGGAGTTAAACCGGCCTGGGAGCAGCAGTTAAATGTACTGGCCGACCTAATGAATGAATCAGGGTGGGGCGTGGAACGGTTGTTTATTGTAGCTTTCGCTAAGGACTGGTCTCAGAAGGCCGCGTCTAATAGCGCTAACTACCCTCAAGATCCGTTAACCATTGTACCTATCGATCTATGGAAAAAGAAAGACAGGAAAGAATACATCAGTAAGCGGATACAGCGTCATTTCTGGGATAATAAGATTTGTACCAAAGAAGAGAAATGGCAAAGCGAAGATAAGTTCGCCGTCATGAAGAAGGGTAAGACTAGAGCTGTCAAGCTTTTTGATACCAAGGATGACGCAAACGATTTCATAATCATGCAGAAAGACCAAGACGAGTTATATCTAGAAGATAGACCTGGTTATAGCATGAGATGTAAGATGTACTGCAACGTAAAGCAGTTTTGTCCACAATATGCTAAGGAGAATAGCAAGAAATGAGTAAGGGAGCAAATGTAAATGTTTTCTTTGAAACTGAGAAGTTCAATTGTATGTTTCCCCATTTGGAGGAGACTGAAAAATTTCAGGATCAAGATACAGGTATGTATTCTATCACTATGTGCTTCGACAAAGATGGTGAAGCTAAGGACCATATTGAATCAGCTATCGAAAAAGCTAAGAACAACGACGAAAAAGTTGCTTCAGCTAAGAACTGGTACTCGCCCATAAAAGATGGTGACGAAATGGGTAAAGAATGGTCTACAAACATGTGGGTCTTGAAAGCTAAAACCAAGTATCAGCCTCGTGTAGTTGATAGGGCTGGAGAAGCGATTGAGCAAGGAGATGTTCGCGGCGGATCTATCTGCAGGGCTCATATTGTGTTCAGGCCTTTTGTGGCAGGCACTAACAAGGGTGTTACATGTTCCTTAAAAGATCTGCAGCTTATTGGTCAAGGAGAAGGCTCTGGTTCTGCTCCTACGTTTTCACCCCTTGATGATGACATACCGTTCTAATGGCAAATAAACATGGTAGATCTATCGATAAGACTTATTTATCGTTAGACAAAGCAGAAGAACGAGGTCTTATACACCGTGACTACATCGCACATTGCTTTAGGTGGAGTCACGTGTGTATGTACCTCAGGCAAAAGCGGAGATGGGAACAAGCTAATGTATTAGACATTGGCCCTGGCAAAGAACTTGCATTGGCCAAAACCCTGTACGTTAACAGAACAACTCCTAAATCATATATAGCAGTAGATGTTTCTAAGCTTGAGATGCCTGATATGTTTGATAAGGCAAGCTGGAAACCTACTTCGTTATTCAGTAATAAGGATGTCTGCGACTTAACTTACGACGCATTTGAAGTAGCACCAAACGTTATTACTTGTTTTGAAGTGCTGGAGCACATTGAACCAGAGCATGCATTAAGAATGCTGAAAAAGATTTATGCATTCTTACATGATCAAGATCCTAATGCTGTCGCTTTTGTTAGCACACCTAATTGGGATCCAAAGGTTGGGGCTGCGGCAAACCACGTAAATGAAATGCGTCACGAAGCTTTAGGCGTAGCAATAGAGAAAATAGGCTTTAATATCGAGGAAGTATATGGAACGTTTGCATCCCAGAAAGATATTAAACCGTTTATGACAGAAGAAGAACTAGAGTTGATGGACAAACTAAAGAAATATTACGACAGCAATCTTGTGTCTAATATCTTCGCACCGTTGTTTCCTCAGCAATCTAGGAATTGCATCTGGCGCCTATCTAAACAAACACAAAAGAGAAGATATCCAGAGTATATGTCTGAAATAGAAGAACCCTGGACATCCTCAGAGCATTGGAAAGATCTTAATGGATAGTTACCAACAATATATTCACAAAAGCAGGTACGCTAGATACAAACCAGATCTAGACAGAAGAGAGTCTTGGCCAGAGACTGTCGGGAGATATTTCAACTTCTTTGAAGAATACCTGGATATCAAGATTCCGCCTAAAGCGGCTACAGCAGTATTGAACCTCGATGTTATGCCCTCTATGAGAGCATTAATGACAGCTGGTAAAGCTTTAGAAAAGGATCACGTTGCAGGATATAACTGCTCTTATCTGCCAGTCAACAAGCCTAGAGCTTTTGATGAAACCCTGTACATTCTTATGTGCGGGGTGGGCGTAGGTTTTTCAGTTGAGCGACAGTATATTGCTGAGCTTCCAGAGGTTGCTGAATCATTCCACAATACTAATACGGTTATAACCGTTAGAGACAGTAAAGTAGGTTGGGCATCAGCATACAAAGAACTGATTTCTATGTTATATAGCGGGACAATCCCATCGTGGGATATGTCAAAGATCAGACCCTCTGGATCACCCTTAGTTACATTCGGCGGTAGAGCTTCTGGACCAGAGCCACTGAATAGATTATTCAAGGTTACTGTAGAGATATTCCGTAATGCGGCTGGTAGAAAGCTTACGTCTATAGAATGCCACGACCTTATGAACTACATTGGTGAAGCTGTAGTTGTTGGCGGGGTCAGACGCACAGCTGAGATCTCCCTCAGCAATCACTCTGATGAGAGAATGAGAAACGCAAAGATGGGTCAATGGTTTGTTGACAACCCTCAGAGAGGTCTCTCTAACAACTCTATCTGCTATACTGAAAAGCCAGATGTAGGTGCGTTCATGAAAGAGTGGTTAGCTATATACGACTCTAGAAGCGGTGAGAGAGGTATATTCAACCGACAAGCCTGTAAGAAGCTTTCTCCAGAAAGGAGAGATACTGATCACGAGTTCGGGACGAATCCATGCTCCGAAATAGTACTTCGTCCTAATCAGTTCTGCAATCTTTCGGAGGTGGTAGCAAGATACAATGATACAAAAGCTACGCTTATGGAAAAGATCGAGATCGCTACAATCTTGGGAACTCTTCAGGCATCCTTAACTAATTTTCGCTATTTGTCTAGTAGATGGAAACACAACACTGAAGAGGAAGCATTATTGGGAGTCAGCCTGACTGGTATATATGATTGTCCGTACCTTTTAGAAAGCACACCAAAGCAGCTAGAGGAATTACGCGAACATGCTGTCAAGACGAATAGAATCTGGGCAAAGAAGATTGGTATTAACCCATCTGCTGCCGTTACTTGCATTAAGCCTTCTGGTACCGTTTCTCAGCTCACTAATTCTGCTAGCGGTATTCATCCTCGTTATAATGACTTCTACATTCGCCGTGTCAGAAACGATAAAAAGGATCCTCTGTCGCAGGTTCTTATAGATGTTGGTATCCCGTATATGACTGATCCATATAACGATAGCGCATGGGTTTTCGAGTTTCCGCACAAGGCACCAAAAAATGCTATAACGAGGAAAGAAGTTGGCCCTCTAGAACAATTGGGCCTATGGAAGAAGTTCGCTTTAGCATGGTGTGAGCATAAACCAAGCATGACGTGTTATGTTGGTGAAAGCCAGTGGCCAGAAGTAGGTGCCTGGGTATGGAACAACTTCGATATAATGAGTGGAGTCAGCTTCTTACCCAGCGCTGACGAAGGTCATATATATGAAGCGGCTCCTTACGAGGATTGTGACAAAGATAGATACGAAGAGTATATGGAAGTATTGCCAAAAGAAATTGATTGGGGTAAGCTGCAAGAAAACCAAGACAATACAACAGGTATGCAAGAATTAGCATGCACGGGCGATAAATGCGAAATATAATATGGCATAAGGGCTCTGCCTTTAACCATGGAAGGATAGAAGGAACTGATTACCGTTGCGAACGTTTTCGCGTTGATGACGAAAGTGGTAAACGCCATTGGTTCCTTCTAGCCGACTCTAAAAAAACGTATTTATGTTGCAAGGGCCCTTTTCCTACGCCAGAAGAACGAGACAAAGAAATAATCAAAGAGGTTTGCAGCCGTGACTCAAATAGATAACGACTTCATGGGTAAGCTGGTTTTTGTGGAGTGGATAGATACGGTTTCAGATGCAGGATGGGAAACTAAAGAAACTGTAAATACTAAGCTTGTCAAGCAAGTTGGTTGGATAGTACATAACGATGCAGATGTTCTTAAGATAGCATCGACCGTATCAGAAGAAGAATATTATTCAGTAACTGCTATTCCGGTTGGATGTATAAGAACAGTTAGACTTACTTCAGAATGATTGCTATACCTGCTAAAGATATAGGGCTTCTTGAATACAAGATAAGACCTATGCTGGATAAAGCTCTTGATAATACTAGCGATCCTCAAATAGATAATACAGATCACTGGATCGAACTGTTAAAATGCGGGGCTGTTTATTGTTTCATAAGCAAGGGTTTCGAGTTTTTATGCATATGTTCCAAAACAAACAGAATATTTTACATAAACATTGTCGCAGGATCTAACCTAAAAAAATACGCTCAAAACTGTATTGAAGATATATCATCATTTGCTAATTTTTTGGGTTGCAAAATGATAATTAGTCAAGCTAGATTAGGAGCCGCAAAAGAATTAAAGAAAAATGGATTTAACGAGGTTAAATATGTGAAAAAGCATGTAACAATGATGAAGGTGATCGGGGACTCGACAGATTACTAGCGCAGGGAGGGGACGCGTTCATAAGCGAGCCCCGATCTATTATTGTTTTTCTAACATCTCTTCAAGCATACCTAATTTAGATTTTCTACCGTCAACGTCTACGCCAGTTTTTCTTTTGATATACTGGTCTAATTCTTTCTTAGACATATTGACGATATAACTCTTAGATAAGCCTAACTTCCTAGAAGCTTCACTAGGTATTGAATCAAGTATTGTTTTTCGTTTAGCTTCTGCTTTAGCCGCTTTTTTCTCTTCTCTCTTTTCAAGAGTTTTGCGGCGAATCATTTTACCTTTATCGGTCTTTGTGTAATACGGCTCTGCACCTATAGCTTCTCTTATCGGTGCTGATTTAGTTAGCGGCACAGCTTTAGCAAGTCTACCTTCCAGATCTAAATCTTTTCCAGTAGCTATTGCAACACCAGTTTTGCCTATGTTTCTAGCCTGCCTTCCAACCGGGCCTACAACATAATCCATAAGGTCGTCATACGGGTCTTTACCTGACCAAGACCAATAGTTTGGTGTAGCAATCTGAACCATCAGAGAACCTAACGGCCCAAATAAACCAGTTCTTTCAAAGTCTTGTAGGAACTTACTGAAGTCACCAATCTTCTCTTCCCAAGGATCGTCATCTTCTCCGTATTTAATCAGGTATCCAATAGCTTGAGCGAACTGAACCGCTCCATACATGGCGGCAGCAGTACCCATAAGTCCAGCTATTTGCTTGCTTTGCTGGTACTTCTTAGACATGCCAGTACCCTCAGCAAACCTCAACCGTTGTGCTATAGTGTTTATAAACGTATTGCCAAACGTTGTGATAAACGATTTAAATAGAAGGAATGGAGCGAAGGCTGGGTTCCTGAATATAACTGGCAAGCTACCTTCGCTTGGTAGTGTGATAACTGTCTGAACAAACCTATGCGCT